GAACAGATGCAACAGGAGGCACAGATGGCGCAAATGCAAGCTCTCAGTGAGAAGCTCGGCCCCGCTGGCATTAAAGCCTTGAATGATCAGGCGTTAGCGGGTAACATGCCGGAGGTTGAACCACCTGAATAGTAATGGAATCCGTAACATACAACGACCCAACTCCCGAGGAGAACATCTCTTTGGAGCAGCAAGCCGCAATGCAAGAGGAAGCGCAAGAACAGCGTGACCAACAGCAGCCGCCACAACAACCCGAGGAAACCCCAACGGAAACACCGGAACGCCCTGAGTGGCTCCCCGAGAAGTTCGATACCCCAGAGTCTATGGCTGAAGCCTACGGACAACTGGAACAACGCTTCCACGAAAATAACAACAACAACAAAGAACAGTCCGAAGAAAACCCGGAGGAAGCTGAAGCGACACCCGCAATGGGTGAGGCCGTAACAGCAGCATCTGACGAATACTACGAGACTGGGACGTTATCCGATGCAGCCTACCAGAGTCTTGAAGAAGCTGGCTTAAGCAGGGATGTTGTTGATACCTATGTCCAAGGTTTCGAGGCACTCCAATCCCAACAAGAAGAGTCTCTTCAAGCGGAGATTGGTGGAAAAGATAACTACGAGTCTATGGCCGAGTGGGCATCCACCGCTCTCACAGACCAAGAACAACAGGTCTACAACAACACCGTAGAGAGTGGAGACCGAGATGCTGCTGCGATGGCTATCAGAGGTCTCTATGCTCGCTATGTAGCAGACGGAGGAGATCCGGTATCTCTTGTCCAAGGAGGCACTGCTGGTAACGCCCTTGCTGTTCCCTTTGGATCTAGCTACGAGATGACTCAATCAATGGCTGATCCTCGCTACGAGAACGACGAAGGCTATCGTAGAAGCGTTGAAGCTCGCATTGCCGTAACCCCTTAACCCCACAACAATATGTCTAACATCATTAACTACATCCTGGAGAACTCTACACAACTCATCGGGATTGCTACCGCCATCGTGACAGCCGCTAGTGCTATCGCTGCATTAACACCTACACCCACAGATGACACTTGGGTTGGCAAGGCGTATCGCATCGTTGACTGGCTCGCGTTGAACATCGGTCGAGCAAAGGACTAACACTTATAGCCGTGAAGTTGTCTCTACTACTCATAAAACTACTTATCTCATTCCCCAAAGTAGCAGAGGCACTTCGCGGTCTTTTAGACAGCTATGAAGAAGAGTTATATCGTCGTAGGCATAGCGACATGCGTGATGTTATTGATGACTGGATGCGCTCCGACTCTTCGTCCGACAAGGCTCCCCGAGTTTTTAGAGAAGCTGGATCAACATCAATTCAGTCTAGAAGAGAAAAGAACATTGGGGGAGATACTTCACTACATCAACGACCTAGAGAACGATGCCCAGTAAACGAAAAGGATTGTCCCTTAGAAAAGAACACAAGTCCGAAAAAGGAGGACTGACTGAGAAAGGGAGAAAATACTACAACCAAAAGACAGGTAGTAATCTTAAGAGACCGCAACCAAAGGGAGGCCCAAGGAAGCGGTCTTTTTGTGCGCGTATGTCAGGTGTTAAAGGACCGATGAAGGATTCTAAAGGTCGCCCCACCAGGAAAGCTCTGGCACTCAGACGGTGGAAGTGCTGATAATTTTTAACCAATAACAACAACAACCAAAATGCCCAAAGTAGGAAAGAAGAAATACCCGTATACCGCCGAAGGAAAGCAAGCCGCAAAGAAGGCAGCCAAACGCTCTGGCTTGAAGCTGAAGAAGACCAAGGGTGGTTGAAAGTAGTGTTGTTATTTAATTCAAGTTCTGAATCACACAATGGCCAAGATATGCCCCAAAGGAATCGCTTGGGCTAAACGCACCTTCGACAAGTATCCGAGTGCTTACGCTAACATGGCGGCATCAAAGTATTGCAAAGACCCCAACTACGGGAAAGGCAAGAAGAAGCAGTCGAAGTTAACAATTAAAAAGAAGAAGAACCGTGGGTGAGCTAGCTAAGTGGAGAAACCAGAACTGGGTCCGTATCGGAACCGATGGCAAGATCAAAGGCGAGTGCGGAACCTCCAAGAACAAAAAGAACCCAGACAGATGTCTTCCATTATCGAAAGCGAGATCCCTAAGTATCCCTCAACGTGCTGCGACTGCGAAGAAGAAGAAGCGTGCTGGAGCGAAGGGGAAACAGTTTGTTGCCAACACCCCGACTGCCCGTGTGAAACGGAAGAAGTCGTAATTGGTGACATCGTTCAAATAGATTTTTTAGACCACGCGCAAGACAGCGAAGATGGTCCAATTTCATGCACCGTCTATGGTTGTGTTATCGACCAAGGCGAGCATTACATCACAGTCGCTTCGTGGCAAACCCACATAGACGACTTTGAAGATACAACTTTCACCATTGTTACAAGCTGCATTACTAGCTTGGTGGTGTTAAAACAACAACCGTCATCATAACGATAGACTCCGTAACGAGGCCGAAGATGCGACCCACCGAGGTGGACAATCAATAACTCTGAACCCGACCACTGGATACATTTGATTGAGGACACCCTTAAACCAAAAACAAAAATAGAAACCATATATTATGGCTAACGGAAATACAACTCCATCCCGATTGGGACAAATCAACGGGGCTAACGATGCCCAAGCGTTGTTCTTGAAGGTGTTCTCAGGAGAAATCCTGACCACCTTTGAAGAGATGAATGTTATGAAGGGTCTTCACACGATCCGCACCATCTCTAACGGAAAGTCCGCTCAGTTCCCTGTAACGGGAATTGCGACTGCTAAATACCACACTGCTGGAGAAAACATTGCTGACGCTGGAAACAGCTATCTTAGCACTGTTAAGCACGCTGAGAAGGTCATCACGATTGATGATGTTCTCCTTGCTTCCACCTTCATTGCTAACATCGATGAGCTTAAGAACCACTACGATGTCCGTAGCATTTACGCTAAGGAACTCGGTAAGGCTCTTGCCAAGCGTTTCGATGTCGCGACCATGAAGACTCTCGTTGCTGCTGCTCGTTCTGCTACCACTATTACTGGAGGCAAAGCTGGTATCGCTATCGACGGAGGAGAGGCTGCTGACTTCAGTGCTGCTGTCATCCAGGAGAAGCTCTTTGAAGCTGCTCAGAAGTTGGATGAGAACGACATCCCGAACGATGGACAGCGTTACGCTATCTTGAAGCCCGGCGATTACTACAAGCTTCTCCAGTCTGGCGAAGATGTAATCAATCGTGACTTCGGTGGTCGTGGTGACGTTGCTACTGGCGCACTTCCAATGGTTGCTGGTCTTCGCATCTTCAAGTCCAACCACCTCTCTGACGTTGCTGTCGCCGAGGCTTCGCAGGACCAGGATGACGATAGCGCCCGTAACGATGTCTTCGGAGGAAGCGGAACCGGATACAACGGTGACCTCTCCAAGACCTTCATCATTGGTGGACACCCGTCTGCTGTCGGAACCGTCAAGCTTCTTGACCTCGCTACCGAGAGTGATTACAAGCTTGAGCTTCAAGGAACCCTGTTCGTTGCTAAGTATGCAATGGGCCACGGTGTTCTTCGTCCCGAAGCTGCGTTTGAAATCAAGGACGCTGACTAATCCCACACCAAGGTTTTCATCCCTGTCCCCTTCGGGGGATGGGGGTGTTACCTTCCCTTTCCTTTTTCTTTTATAATAACAACAACTATGGCTACCCTGACTTCTGAACTTAATGCGGTTAACACCATGCTGGGATACATCGCGGAATCTCCTGTTAACTCCATCGCGGATACAACCGCCCTGCCACCGTCAGCGGCATTAGCTAAAGGTATTCTTGATGAGGTCTCTCGTGAGGTTCAACAAGAAGGGTGGCATTTCAATACAGCTAAAGACTACACGCTTGAGGCTAACTCATCCAACGAGATTGTGTTACCTGATAACGTCCTTCAAGTAGATGCTGTAGACAACACACACGATGTGGTCCAACGAGGAAACAAACTGTTCAACCGTAAGGACTACACAACGACTTTCACCATTGATGAGATCAAGGTAGATGTTACCTTCCTTCTCGACTTCACCGAGCTTCCCGAACAGGCTCGACGTTACATCACACTCAAAGCATCCCGGATGTTCTCCAACAGGCTTGTTGGTTCGCGTGAGATTGAAGCACTTATCTATCGGGACGAGATCATGGCTAAAGCAGCTATGGAAGAAGCCGAAGGAACCAACTCAGATCGCACCATCTTTGACAACTACGACACCGCAAGTCGCATTGGGATTAACCGGAGAACCGACATTGCGTAATCATTAACACATGGCTAACATCACCACATCCGTCCCCAACCTGATTCAAGGAGTAAGCCAACAGTCTCCTCGGGTCAGGATTCCTGGTCAATGCGAGGAGCAGCTTAATGCTCTTCCTACGGTCACCAAGGGACTCACCAAGCGTCCACCAGCGCGGCTCATCAAGAAGCTGACCGATGCGAACGTCTTTAACAAAGGCGACATGATTCACTTCATTGAGCGCAGTGCGACCGAACGGTATGTGGTTGTTATTGAACACAGGAGTCAAAGTGACCGCCAAGGTGTTCTTAGGGCTTTCAATGTGGACACAGGAGATGAGGCGGAGATTGAGGGTGTTAAAGGTGGTTATAACATCAATAACAATTACCTCCAACTGAAAGCAACGGATGACACTCTTTTCCCTGCTTCCGACTCCCACAAGCTGCTTAAGGCTCGCACCCTTGGAGACAGCACGTTCATCCTTAACACTACTAAGACTGTTGCGAAAGGCACGGAGAAGTCCGAAGCTCTCGACAAGTCACGCGCTTTGGTGTTCATCAAGCAAGGTGACTACGGTAAGAAGTATGGTCTTAAGTTCAGTGATGTGGGTAGATTTAGCGGATCTGGGGCTTCCTTATCTGTAACGTGGAAAACTGAAGTGATCAGAGGTGGGGATATTCAAGGGGATAAGTATATATACAAGATCGCTTCCATTTCTTTGAATAATGGAGGATCAGGCTACAAAGTAAGCGATAGTCCCACCGTAGATTTTGAAGGTATAAATTGGAGGGTTCGTCCTGAGATTGTCACAACGGTAACGCTATCAGACGATACGGATGAAAACAGTGGGGTGGTTACAGACGTTCAATTAATCCATAAAGGAGAAACAGAAATTTATCGTGATGATGAGATCCCCGCTTTACCCTCTAATGTTAGGGCTTCCCCTCCGCATGAGGAAGTATCTATTATTACTGAGACAGCGACTGGAACTGGAAGCGCGAAAGAACAAGTAGCTGATTCTACGTCCATAGCGCGAGAACTCCACCTCGCTCTTACTAACCAAAGTCAAACGGCACATTACACACAAGCAGACACAAACAACGAAGCCGTAACCTCGAAATACTCATTCACCCTCAAGGACGGCTCAATCATCATCCAACGCAATGACGGACGGGACTTCTATGTGGAAGCCTTCGACGGTCTCAACGGATCTGGATTAGGACTCGTCCATAAAGAGGTGGATGCCCTCAGTGACCTTCCTGTTCGCGCACCTGATGGATTCCGTGTGGCAGTCCGAGGGGACGCTGATGCTAACGAAGATGACTACTACCTTAGATTTGAGAGTAACGATGGACAAGCATTTGGAGAAGGTGGATGGGTTGAAGACGTAGGCCCAGAACTTGAAGTCGCCTTTGACGCTAACACCCTTCCTTTACAACTGATCAACACTGCTCCTGACACCT